AAAAATGTTGGTTTTGGAACTACTTCACATGGACCTGTAATACCTGGATTATCATCAATTGGTAATTTTTCACTTGTAGAAGTTGAAAGAGGTTCTGTTGGAACTTCAGCATCTTCATATTCTGACGGAACACAAGTTGATAAATTTAAAGGATCTTTTAATATTGTTGATAGCACTATACATTTTCTCGATGCACCTAGAGGAAATCCTGATATTCTGGTAACTCCTAGTAATCTATTACTTCAAACATCAGATTTCCAAGGAAGAGTTTTTCTTCGAAATGATTATGGTAGTAATCTAATATTTGATGATGTATCAAATGAGTTTAATGGAATAACAACTTCATTTACTTTGACTGTTGGGGGTGCAAATACCATAGGTATAGGAACTAGTGGTGGAAACGGAATTCTAATGATTAATGGAGTATTCCAAACACCCTCAACAGATAATAACCCAAGTAATAATTTTAAAATTATAGAATCTGGTAGTGGTGCGACTGGTGTTACTTCTGTTGTTTTTTCTGGTATAAGTTCTGCTGGTACTAATGAATTAATTATTGATTCCACAGATATTAATAATAATGATTTACCAAGAGGTGGTATCCCAATTTCATTTGGATCTACAACTGGATTAGGTTATGCACCCCTCGTAGGTGCCCGTGTAAGAGCAGTATTAGATGGTGGTGGTGGAATCACAACACACGTAGGTGTTGCGACGACTGGATCTGCTCTAGCTATCTCTACTGCTAATTACAATAATAATACTGGAATCTTATCAATTAGAACAGTTGATGCACATAATATTAAATTCAGTGATCCAAATGTTGATGAAGTTAAATTAGTAGGATTAGAGTTTGATTGTTCTCCAGGATATTCTGGAATAACAACTACAATATTCCCAGACGGAACAATCGGTGATAAATTTGCGATTATTGGAACAGGTGTTGGTATTGGATCAACAAATGAAATTAGAGTTAATGTTGGTACTAGCACAATTCCTCATACTTATGTGGGATCTGGAACTGCTTTCCCTTGGTACGGTCATTTAACACTAGGTTCTGGTTATAACAATATAATTTCTATTGGAGTTACTATAAGTGATCCTACAGGATCAAACGCAAGAATTACTGCAACACCAAAACAATATAACACTCATTCATTTGATGCTGCAAATAGTAGTTTAAACAATAGCATTTCAAAAAATTCTTTCTCAGGATTAACATTTACACCATCAGGAGCAACATATGCACCAGACACTGGTTTACTAGTGTTATCATTTGCAACTGCTCATGGAATTAATGGTAGTGATACAATTGGTATTAAAACTGGAAGTTTAGCATTTAGATGTTCACAAGACGACTTCAATAGTCTACATTACTATCCAAGATCTACAGATCCAGTTGCAGGTGTTCAAACATCAGTTTTATCATTTACAACTAATACTCTAACTGTTGATGTTGGAAAATCAAATGTTAATACTGGTGGTGCACTACAATTTACAGTTGAGGACAGTGGTTCAGGATACACAGACCCAGAAATATACGTAACTTTACCTTCATATAACAATCTATCTGTTAGGGGAATATCTAGAGTTGGTTTAGGATCAGTCTCTACTACTGGAACTGGATTGCTCGTAACTCCTATTGTCTCTGCAAGTAGCACTACAGGAATAGGTTCAGGATTCTTTGAATTAACTGAATTTATTCAAAATAGATCTGGATATGCATTTGAGAGAGGTGATGTATTCCAACCTGTAGGATTAGTTACTGACAGAAGATTATATAAACCATATAAAGAAGCTACGGTAGAAATTGAAAGAGTTTATAAAGATGATTTCTGTATGTGGCAGTTTGGTGAATTAGATTTTCTTGATAGCATTCGAAATTTACAAGATGGATTAAGAACTCGATTCCCTCTAAAATATAATGGTTTACCAATTACACTTAAGTTAGATCCTGAGTTAGACAGTAGTCTTGAAAGTTTATTACTAGTTGTCATTAATGGTGTTGTTCAAGAACCAAACGTATCGTACGAGTTCATTGGATCTGGATCTATCAACTTTAAAGAAGCATTAGATCCCTCTGCAAACGTTGCACTTTATTTTTATAAAGGAACCGATGGTGTTGATAGTTTTGTCTCTACAGGAACTACAAGTATTTTTGAACTAGGTGATCAAGTTCAAATTATAGGTAACTCTCAGTTAGGAGGTCAAGACAGAAGAAGAATTAAATCTTTAGATACAGAAAGTAGTCTAGAAACAGTAATTTATACAGGATCTGGAATTGATACAACTGGTACAATTAACAGACCAATAAAATTATTAAAACAAAAAGAAGACATTATAATTGATAATATACTAATTTCTAAAAAAAGAAAAAATCTAGAACCCATAGTATTGCCAACCGCAAAAATTATTAGTGATGTTACAACAAGTGATAGTGTTCTTTATCTTGATAATGCAGAATTATTTGATTATGAAAAAATTCCAGCTGGATCAAATTTAGTTTTTGGAAATGCTATTGTCTCTGGAAAACCTGTGGAAACTGCAGAAATATCAGCAGTTGTTTCTGCTGCTGGAACAATTCAGTCCCTTAATATTGTTAATGCAGGTGTTGGATATACAGTTGGAGCAGCAGTAAGTGTAACAATTGGTGCTCCAATTGGTGTTGGTATTGGAACTATAACTAGAGATCAATTTGCTGTTGTGGGAGTTTCTACCTTTGCTTCAGCATCAGTAACTGTCAGTGCAGCAGGAACTATAGAAACTGTATCAATCACTAATGCAGGTTTAGGATATTCTCAAACAAATCCACCAAGAGTTATTGTTGAATCTCCACAATCTGACGAAGAATTAGTTACATCAGCTGATGTGGGAATTGCTGTTCAATCTACGGCAGGTATACTAACAGGAATAGGTACCACAACTATAGGATCAACTTTAGGTATTAAGTTTATAGGAATTAGTACAATTGGCACAGGTTTTGATGTACTTCAAGTTGGAAAACCAATTTATATTTACAATACTGGTGTTGGTGCAGGATTAACTTCAATGGATATAAGTGGAATTCATACTGTTGGTATTGGAACACAATTTGTTGATAACGTTTATTCAGTTGCACAAATTACCACAAGAGGTAGTGCACCCTCAGTGATTGGAATAATTACATGTGCCATAGAATCTAATACAAACACAATTGGCATTGCTGCCACAGCTGGAGTTGGTGCAGATGAACAAGTTGGTAATTATTCACTTGGAGCATTATCAAACATTATTAGATCAACTTCTCCAGAAAAACGTATATCAATTGGTGTAACTGGATTAACCATAGATTCTGGGTTATCAACCTTCCCAACTATACAAAGAAGAGGTATTAGTGGAGGTGATACTTTTAGTCAAACTGGTGGTTTAGAAACACCTATTTAAATATGTTGTATAAATATCTAAAAAACTGATAAGATGCCCGCGATAGTAACAGACCAATTTAGAATATTAAATGCCAATAATTTTATAGAATCTGTTGGAAATCCTGATAATTCCTATTATGCATTTTTAGGATTAGCAAATCCAACTACTGGTGGAGGAGCCGATGGTTCAGGTATTGGTATTGGAAGAAGTGATACTTGGAATGATAATACAGACACCAGTGTTCCATCACCAATAGATAATTTACAGTATAGAACTCTTTATCGAGATACTGCACTTTTTGGTAAAAAAATAACAACAGCAAACGTTAGAAGAGTTATCAAAAAACATGATTGGATAGCAAATACCAAATATGACATGTATCGTCATGATTATAGTGTGAGTAAAAATCCTGCACCAAACGGAGGTTCTGGTTTATATTCTACAAATTATTATGTTATGAATTCAGATTTTAGAGTTTATATTTGTATTGATAATGGATCTTCTGGTGATTTAGTAGAAGGTAAAGGTTCTTTAGATGAACCAACTTTTACGGATATTGAACCATCTACAGCTGGAACACAAGGTGATGGATACATTTGGAAATATTTGTATACTGTTTCACCAAGTGATATTATAAAATTTGATTCTACTGAATATATTGTATTACCAAGTAATTGGGGAACTTCAACAGATTCTCAAATTCAAGAGGTGAGAGAAGCTGGTAATTCTGATGTGTATAAGAATCAACTTAAAAAAGTTTATATTAAAAACGGTGGTTTAGGTTATAGAGCAGGTAGAACAGAAATTTGTGATATTCTTGGAGATGGAAGTGGAGGAAAAGTACAAATAACAACAGATAGTAGTGGTAAAATTATTAATACTGTGATAACTGCTGGAGGATCAGGATATACTTTTGGAGTAGTTAATTTAAATCCAATTAGAGGTGGTGATCCATCAACTTTTGCAGAGTTAATACCAATTATACCACCATCTAAAGGTCATGGATCTGATATCTATACTGAATTAGGAGCAGACAAAGTATTAGTTTATGCTAGATTTGATGATTCAACAAAAGATTTTCCAACTGATACACATTTTGGTCAGGTTGGAATTATAAAAAATCCTCAATTATTTGATTCTGCAGGAATATGTACCAGTAATACATATTCTTCTCTAAATTCTGTTATGTTAACTGATACTTCTCTAGGTCAAATATCTAACACACCAGCTATCGTTGGTGTAGCAATAACACAAACTGTTCCTAGTGGAATTGCGAAAGGTTATGTTGCGTCATTTGATAGAGAGACTAAAGTTTTAAAATATTTTCAAGATAAATCTTTATATTTTCCAAATGCAGTTGATCATACTGACAATTCAAATGTTGCAACAGGTTCACAAGTTTTGAATTTTGTCTCATCATCTGCTAATCAAATTGAATCAACTGCATCGGGAGCATCTTTTAAGGTTTCAGTTAATACCTCTTTTTCTGGAGTTTCAACCTCTGTTAACAATAAAAATGTCAATTTAGGTGTTAGATTTGAAAATGGACTTGCAAATCCTGAGATAAATAAAAAGACAGGTGAAATAATTTACATTGATAACCGTAAAGAGGTTGAACGTGATTTAAGACAAAAAGAAGACGTTAAAATTATTCTGGAATTCTAAAAAAAATGGCACAAAAAACAAATTTAAATATAAGTCCATATTATGACGACTTTGACCCTAAAAATAATTTTTACAAAGTTCT